TGACTGTTGACCCTACTGTTAGCCAATCAATTCACGCCTGCACAAACATTGATGAGCTAAGGGCAGTCTGGAAAGGGTTGTCAGCAGAACAGCGTGAAGCGCATGGTGGTGTGATGTCTGCAGTGAAGGAGCGCATGTCTTGAGCCTGTCTCCTGATCGTGAAGGTAGGCTGACTGCGAGCGTTTTTGCGTCAGCAATAGGTGTTGGCTACGACTCCAGACAAAAGCTCTGGAGACAGCTTACAGGCCGTGAAGAAAGGTTTGCTGGCAACTCATCTACTCAGTGGGGATCAGAGAACGAGCATCACGCGATAACCGCCTACGAGGTCGCTACAGGCGATATTGTTCACAGTGCTGGTGGTAAGCAGGGTTTTATCATAAGCCCCACTCACGACTGGCTGGGATGCACTCCTGACGGCTTTGTCGGCAGTGACATCGTTATTGAGGCCAAGTGTCCAGCCAGCATGAATTTGTACGGCAAAGTCCCTGATCACTACATGCCGCAGGTGCAAGGACAGCTTTTTATAACTGGCCGCAAGCTGGGTCACTTTGTTTGCTGGACGCCAGAAGGTTTAGAAGTACATGAAGTGCCGTTTGATGAGGACTACTGGCAGCAATGCCTTGAGCTGTTGTCCGACTTCTACAGTTACTGGAAGTCAGACCAAGAACCCGCAAAACGCAAGAAACCAATTTTACCAACCGTTAAAACAAGGAAATTTATATGAGCAAAGTCGGAATACAACTGAAGATTGATGTGTCAAAGATCGACAAAGGGCTTTTGTACAAGGGATCGAAAGGCGTTTATCTGGACGCAACTGTATTTGTTGAACTGGACCAGGCTGACCAATACGGGAACAACGGCATGATTACCCAGAACGAAACAAAGGAGAACAGGGACGCAGGCAAGAATGGGGCGATCTTGGGTAACTGCAAGGTGTTTTGGAAAGGCCAGCCGCATCCTCAAAGCAGGCCAGCACAGCAGCACAGCAATCATGGCCGCCAAGTTGCGCCACAAACAATGGCCGACCCATTTGATGACGATTCACTGCCATTTTGAGGTAAGTACATGAGCGCATATTTGGAAGAAGAGATATTGGACTGGGCGCATGACAAAGGCATCCTTGGCGCACAGGGTAGAGGCACTGAGGCAGGCCAGCACCTCAAGACTTTGGAGGAGGTTGAGGAACTGACCCACGCCCTAGCTGATCGCAACTTGCCAGAGATTGCTGATGCGATTGGCGACATCTATGTGACCCTTGTTATCCAAGCTGAGATGCAAGGTCTACGCATGTCAGAGTGCATTGAAGGAGCCTACAACGTGATCAGCAAGCGCACTGGCAAGATGGTTAACGGACAGTTTGTGAAGGATCAAAAATGACACCTGAACAGTTTAATCAAATCCAACGTGCGCTCAGTTACGACAATGCTGAGATGGCAAAGCAGATCGGCAAGTCAGAAAGGCTGGTCGCCTACATGAAGGTCGGCCAGAAGCGCATAGTTGATAAAACTACCGAGAGCATTAAAGACGCAATTAAACGCAAAATTGATGAACTCAGGGTGTTGCATAAGTGCATAAAGTGATGCACCATTAGCAGACACACACAGCAGAGGATAACAACATGACCTTGCAATCAGCACAACAGCACTACGACAACATGCTCCCGCCAGAGTACCCAGAGGATCACAGCTACACTGGCGAGGTATATGTTGAGGATGAAAGCGGAGAGCCTACCCTGTTTACCTTTCAGGACGGTCAGATTGTTACCGTGATGATTGATGAGGATGGCACAGAAGTCCCTTACGCGCAGTGGAATGGCTGCGAAAAACTGGTATCTAAAGCTGATGCAGAAGCGTCTGAGTTGTGGGATGCAGAACTTGAGGAGATGCAAAATGACTACTACTAAGTGGATGTTTTGCGAATACAACGATGACGGCGAAATGACGAACCAAGAGTTTGTCGATGCCCCTGATGACAGCATGTGGTGGGTTGACGGCATTGGTGCTTGCCACACTGTAAAGGAAAAATGCCGAATCTTGGGCTACCCATCTCGCATTGCGCGGGTGCTGCACCCAGATGATTGGCCTCTTTAATAACAAAAAGGATTAATTATGAAAACTCAGACTGTTGTAATCGAAATACCCAGCGACTCAAGGCATGAGCTATTTATGCAGATAATAGGCATGTTGTGGGACTACAACGATGCTGGATTGTGTGAGCTGGCAGATGCTGCGAACTGTCATTGGACAACTTTGTACAAGTGGAAAAGTGGCGGCACGATGACTCCTCGGCTGGATAAGATTGCTGCTGTTGCGCTTGCTATGGGTTACGACATAGTCCTGAAAAAACGCGGCAAGCCAACGCTACGGATGGTCAAGTGATTACAGCGATGAAACACAACCAACACTATCTTGAATGGATACTGCACCTGATCCGGTGCAGGGAGGTGGCGGAATGATCGCAACCATAGCAGTAATACTTTTAGTGATTTCGTGGTGTATTTTAGTGGGTTATATCTTTATTCGTTTTGTGGATCGCGGCGCTACTGACTTAACAGCATGGGTCTACGGAGGCGTTGCCGTTTGGATGTTGGCGTGGGGAATAAACGCCATGCTTGAGTACGAACAAGATAACCCCTGTGTCCTTTACGAGTCACGACTTACATACAACGCAGCTACAAAAACAATGATGCCCATGCGGGTCTGTGTCGAGCGTGGGGAATGGGAGGTGGGGAATGAGTGACGGACGCAAGTTCAAAATCTTTTACTCGTCGACACACCCTGACCCAGCGAAGGCTGGTAAAGAGTACAAACCACCAAAGGGCAAAATGTTGGTAATGAACAGCAGCGGTATTTTTTTCTTGTACGATAGTGAGCCGTTCTACCCATCAATTAGTCTGCTTCATGAAAAGATCGGGAATTACGATGTTGTGTGGACTAACAAAAAGGAGGCGGTCAATCAGCAGTTGCTGGAGGAAAGTCGGTTTAAGCAGGGGGCAGAGGGGTTTCGTAAAGAGCTTTTAACGGCCACAACGCCCTTCCTGTGGCCTCTCATTGAGGGTGTTTTTGCAGTGTTTGCACACGCTCATGGGTTTGAGCCGGAAAGCAATGCTGGCGATCAAGTACGTGCGGAAAAAGCCGCCATCGCATCGGCACAGGAGAATAACAAATGACAGAGTATCTAATCGTTTTAATAATCGGCATCTGCACTGGCTACCTGCTCGGCTCTCTTGGCAATCGTTATCAGCGTACTGATGACATCCAAAGGCTGATCGACATTGATGCAAGGCAGCGCAAGGCTGACGGAGCGTATCGCGTAGGTGATGACTTTACTGAGTACCAGCGGCATGTTTGTGGTGCAGGCAGATCACGCGAGGTATCAAGATGAAAGATGTAATCGACACAGTTACCAGAGTTAAGAAACAGAGAGAAGCCGAGGCAAAGCGGATGGTTAAAGAAGCCGCTGTTATCTGCGGTACGATCATTCTGGTGGCTGTTATTGTTATTGTTGTAGGCGTGAGGATAGGTTGATGTTAGACAGTGAGTTTTTGATTTATGCTATTCAGCAGAAACAAGATCAGCTAAAGGTAAAATGGCTCGATCAAACGCGAACGGAAATCACAATGTTAAAACGGAGATTGATTGAAAATGAAAACGTGCAGCGACTGCCCAGCGTACCGGTTAGAGAACAATAATGCGCGAGGCTATTGCCCAATCAATCACAGGCAGGTCAGAAAAGGTTATATTATGATGCCTGAAGGTGATTGCCCAAAACCTAATCAAGCGGAACTGATCGTTATAATGGAGCAAATGAAACATGATGCGATATCAGAAAGAGAATAAATTAGCCCGTGAGATTCTTGAGAACGACATCAAGGTTTATCTGTCAGCAGGTAACAAGATTGATGTGCGTAAGCCTGGGGAGTCAAAGCCGGTGGATGGCACGAACAACTGGCCTGCTGGGTTCTATAATGAGGACAATATTATGTTCCACAAGAAGCGTCCGAGGCCAAAGCAATGAAGTTCGTTTATTACCCATCTGGAAGCGTCCTGTGCTGCGCTCCAGACGATTGCGGATCAATAGCAGTACTATGTGCTGATACCGAGCTATCGTTGCAACAGCGAGCCGATAAAGCCCAGCAGCAGGTGCAGGAGATACTGGACAGGTTAGCCGCCGGACAGGAATAAAGCTCGCTCTGCTTCTCTGCGCCGTTCCAGTCCTCGTAGCACTTTGCCGCCAGCCTTGTTCCACTTCAAGAACTCGTCCGCTGCGCCCTTGTAGTCCTGACGATTATATCGTTGTCTCAGGGTGCTAGACTGCAAGTTACCTAATCCAATATTGAAAGCAAGGCTCGTAATTGCGTCCAGGTGGCACTGATTATCAGCAGCAGCAGGACATAGTCGTAATACGCCATCCGAAAACCGTAATAAATCTGCCTCAAGTAACGCATCAATTTCGTCAGCATTCCAAAGCCTGTTATGTTCTGATCTCAGTGGATAGCTGGCTCTCTGGTCTGTTTTAAGCCGCGCCTGATCTGGGTAGAGTACTCTTCCATACCCAATCGTCCAAAGCACAGCAGGACACTTGTAGGGCTGATTGTGACAGCCCTCAAAGGATTTGATCAACTGGATGCCAGCCTCGGATATACTCATTTCTTGTTGAACGCTTGACTGCCGAACCAGAAGGAGATGATTGCGGCCAGGATAGCCATCTCATCATCACTGAACACCATGTCCATTGCTTCAGCAAAGGCGACACCCGTGCTGTACGCATACCAGATACCGGCCACGTCAACGACGATTAGGAGACCCACAAACAAGTAGGTTACCACGGGTCTTACGCTGGCACGGAGGTTGATCACCCACGTACTAGCACCCTCACCGATCTTCATGTCATGTTTCCACATGGCAAGCTTTTCTTGGGCTTGTGTCTGCATGGCAACCTGCTCTGTTTTGATTTCTTCTACCCTAGCTTGTGCCACAAAGCCTTCACGGGCGAGTGCAATCTCACGCTCACGATTAGCAGCCATCATTGCAAGTTCGTGCTTCTTGTCGCCACGATCCTGTACAAAATCCAGTACTTTCGGCAAGCCACCAGCAGCAAAACCCATTAAACTTGATATTAAACTTAACATGATGATTACCCTAAATTTGAAATTATGCCGATAATGAAAGCGACTATGATGCCCACCAGCGTAAGAATTGCACCGATAGTTAACACGTTAGCAATAAGTTTACGCATCTTGCGCCGTTGGTTCTGAATCGCCTTTGCGCGGGTGTCTTTGATTCTTGTGCGATCCCTAAGCATCTCAACGTAAGCGTCAGTTCCCCACTTATAGACTATCAGTTCCCGAAGTTCACGTTCTTGCTGCTCGATCTTTTTACGAGCCAAGAGTGCTTGCATAGCCTCTTGCTCAACTGAGTTTTTACTTAAAAGCTTTTTAAACAGTGGCGGGTCTTTTGCCTCTTCTTCAGCGGATTTTTT